TGCTTATGACTACAAATTAACACAAACCGCTAAGACAAGAGCATTAGCAGGGTTTAATGTGAACGGCATTAAGACAACACCAACAGGCGTTATCCATAGTATGGACCATGATACAGAGCATAAGCACGTAGCGAACACTGGTCGGCAAAGGGTTTATGTGTCAGGAAGTACGTTAAGCAATGCGTATTAACCAGTTATACCCACATGCACCAGCTAACCTAGAAGAGGTGAAAGAAATACTAGGTGAACGTTGGATTAAAGATGGTGATGTTTGTTTTAGCCGGGCGCAAATAGATAATATGAAATCAAACTTAGGTAGACATCAATCTGACAATCCAAGCAACGTTTCTGAAATGTTACGTATGAATAAGGATTTGATAATTCAGCAAAGAAAAATAATGATTGATTTAAACTTGGTGTCACCCGCTCACATGGAATATTTAGAAATATACGCTAAAAAAAATTACAACATTGTATTGAATATGAAAGCTAAACTATGATTAATCAAGCGGATGACTTAATAGACAACTGGCGAGCTTATTACAAAGACACGCACAGCAAGCGCAGAACAGCGTCTTTAGAGGGCTTGTACGTGCCAGAACGTGTTGATGGTGATGACAATGACGCACCAATACAAATATCAAAGCCAGTTGATCATAAGCAAGCAGCCGAAATTGAAAAGATAGTGATTAGTTTACCAATGCGTTATAAATTAGTCTTGGTAGTTGAAACGTTTTATCGGTTTGTATTACAAAATAATAATTGCTACAACAAGACGTGCCGCAAAAATGGAATCAATTCACGCAACTGGGATGACGATCTACGCAAAGCTAAATTTATGGTGTTAAATAGGTTTAATCACGAAATTATAAAATCACGTTAGCCGAGTTAAAGTGAAAAAAGTAAACCAAACTTTAGTTTATAAACCACAACATATAGTGTTTTTTACTAATTATTTACCATATAGTGTTGACAATAAGTAAAAAGTGATATAATAGGGGCTACAATTTAAGCAGTTACCGCTCTATGCGAGATAATAAATGTGCCTGATGGCATATTTTGCACGAGCAAAAAGAACACTTATAGATGATTTGGAATTATCTATTTGGATACAGCCTTGATAATAATTGTCAATCCCACTGACGAGTTTGGAATAACCAACGCAGGTTATGGCTGGCAGTATGCGTTTTATTTAATTACACAAATAAAGGGTTTATGATGAATTACGGTAAAGGTAAAACAAGTAAAAAAGGCATGGGCAAAAAAGGCACAGGAAAAAAATGAAAGGCATCTTAGAACTTCCAGTTGAAATTGTTAGCAAAAAAGAAAATGTTGTAAACACTAACAACGCTATTGATAACTGGAATCTTGGACCAGACAATGTAGCTTTAAATAACAAACCATATTGGCAAAAAATGGCTAAGATATGGGGAGTGGATGAAGAGCAAGCACGCAATCAGATTTGCGGTAATTGCAGTTATTTTGATAACAGTCCAGAAATGTTAAAAGCAATGAAAGACGAGTACCCATTAAACGATTTCGATATTAACGAATCATATCAACAACGTGGTTATTGTACTAAACTAGAATTTGCTTGTCATGTGCCTAGAGCTTGTCAGGCATGGGAATCAAGAGAATCAGAATACGAAAGTGACTAAAGTATTAAAAATATTTGTTGGCTATGACGGTGAGATAGAACCAGTTGCTTATCACGCATTTTGCCAATCAGTGATTGAAAAAAGTAGCGTACCAGTATCATTCACACCACTGGCATTAAACACGCTAAACGAATACACAGAGAATCATCAAGACGGCAGCAATGCTTTTAGTTATTCTCGCTTCTTAGTACCATACCTTTGTGATTATGAAGGCATCGCTATATTTTGTGATGGTGACATGATTTGCAATGGCGATATAGCTGAGTTGGTTAATTACGTTATAGAAGATCAAAGCAAAGCAGTGTTTGTTGTTAAGCATGATTACAAAACAAAACATCCAGTAAAATACTTGGGCAATAAGAACGAAGATTATCCACGTAAGAACTGGTCTAGTGTAATTTTATTTAACAACACGCATAATAAAGATTTAACGCTTGAAGCAGTAATGAATAACGATGGTAAGTATTTGCATAGGTTTTCGTGGCTTAAGGATGACCAGATTGGTGAATTGCCAATCGAATGGAATTATCTTGAAAGCGAAAACGAACCTATGGATAATATTAAGCTAATACATTACACAATTGGCACACCATGCTTTGAAGGTTATAAGGACACAGACAACGCTTATCACTGGCTGGATGTATACGCTAGAATGATACATCCGATTGATGTAAACGAGTTTCAAGATTATTGGCTTAACGATTTGGAGTAAATGATGGGAATGGGCGCACAAACAAACAGCAATCAAAATCAAGTTTACTTTGATACTGACGCTAATCAATACTACACAATGAGCGGACAGCCACAACAAAATTATTATGGTGGTGGTTTTATTAATAACAATCGCAATCAAGGTCAAAGAAACTATCTTGGTGAAGTATTAGGAAATATCAATAACAAGTCTATGGTTGATCAGATGATTCAACGCGCACAAATAGCATCACAAAATGTTAACGTACCCAACATTGCAGATTTGTTTCCATACATGAACACAAACTATCAACCGTACGCACAGCAACAAGCACCAATGATGCAAACACCATCAGCTCCAATGCAATCATCTGGGGCAGGTAGATTTTTAAACGCAGGCGACAACACTAACGCGCCAGCACTAAACTTTGGAATTAACACAGTTACATAATAGTATATGTGACCAACCTACGGGAGTCATAAGATGAGTAAAGATGAACATTTAGTAGAAGCTAGAGAGAAAGCAGCAGAGGCTAATAAGGGAAACACACATTCTAGTAAAAACAATCGCTTAGTTACTGATACTCTAAAAAGAGTGTTAATACAAAACGATGGTCTTAGAATACGCGCTATCATAGAGGCATTTGTAACTAAAGCAGAAGATGGCGATATGACTGCTATTAAAGAGATATTCGATAGGATGGAAGGCAAAGCGTTAGTTACACAAGAGATAACCACACCAGACGGTTCATTATTCCCACTAGGATTTACAGTAAACTTTGTCAGACCTGAACCGACAACCGAAGATTGATTTTCCTAACATACTGCAATTCTTATTTGAACCGAGTAGATACAAGGTTGCTTATGGGGGCAGGGGATCAGGTAAGTCATGGGGTTTTGCTAGAGCGTTATTGATTAACGGCTACCAAAGACCATTACGTATCTTATGCGCTAGGGAAATACAGAAGTCTATTAAGCAGTCAGTGCATCAACTGTTAAGCGACCAGATACAAGTATTAGGCTTGGGTGCTTTTTATATAGTGCTAGAGTCGGAGATACGCGCCATAAATGGTACACAGATAAACTTTGCAGGCTTGGCTACTAACACGGTAGAAAGTATTAAATCATTTGAAGGTGTCGATATAGTATGGGTAGAAGAAGCGCAGACGGTAAGTAAGCGTAGTTGGGATATATTAACTCCAACGATACGTAAACCTGATTCAGAGATCTGGGTAACCTTTAATCCTAACGTTGATACAGATGATACTTATCAGCGGTTTGTTATTAACACAGCAAGTAACGCAATAGTTAAAAAGATAAACTGGCAAGACAATCCATACTTTCCTAAAGTATTAAACATTGAGCGGCTTTATGCTAAAGAACACAATCCTGACTATGCAAATATATGGGAAGGTGAATGTAAGGCTGCAGTAGATGGCGCGATATACAGTAACGAGATAAGAGATGCTCAAGAGAATAGCAGAGTTACTAACGTACCCTACGATCCTATGCTTAAAGTTCATGTTGTGTTTGACCTGGGCTGGAACGATAGTATGTCTATTATTCTATGCCAGCGCGGTGTTAGTGACATCCGTATTATTAACTATATTGAAGACGATCATAGGACTCTTGATTCGTATAGCGCACAGCTTAGAGATTTGAAGTACAACTGGGGGCAGATGTTCTTACCGCATGACGGCAGGACTAAGGACTTCAAATATGGATTGAGTGCTGAAGACATAATGCGCAAAGCTGGATGGGATGTTCGGATAGTTCCTATTGCAGATATTGAATCTGGCATAAGAATTGCACGGATGAACTTCCATCGTGTTTACTTTGACAACAGTGTTATTAGGTTATTAGAGTCATTGAAAAACTACAGACGGATTATTAACAACAGAACAATGGAAGCAGGCGCACCGTTACATGATGAGTATTCTCATGGTGCTGACGTATTCCGCTACATGGCATCAAGTTTAGAGCAGATGAAAAACGAGTCTTGGGGCGGTGATGCAATTAAATACACAACAAAAGGTATTGTTTAATGAAACTTAACGACAGCGAAGTGTTGGCTAGGATCGAGCAAGAGGAACAAATATCTTACGGTATTAATGACTCTGCCTTATCTGACGACCGCGCACAGGCTATTGATTATTATCTTGGCGAACTATTCGGCAACGAGGTAGAAGGTCGATCACAAGTTATCAGTACCGACACACAAGAAGTTATTGAAGCTGCGTTACCCCAATTACTGAAAGTGTTTGTTAGTGGCGATGAAGTTGTTAGTTTTAATCCTAAGAGCAAAGAGGATGTTGCTGGTGCTGAACAGGAAACTGATTATATTAACCACGTAGTGATGGAAAAAAACGAGGGCTACAAGGTATTCTATGTTTGGTTCAAGGATGCGCTGCTAAGTAAGAACGGTTACGTTAAGGCGTATTACAATCCTGAAGTAGATATTACCGAAGAAGATTACGAAGGTATCACAGACGGACAGTTAGGTATGCTGATTGAGAAAGACAACGTTGAGCTACTTAATCACACAGCGTATGACGATCCTACATTCAACGCACAAGAGGCTATCGCACGGTCTATGATGACTGGCGAACCCTTGCCACCAGCCCCACAATTGCATGATGTAAAGATTAAAGTAACGGAAACTAAAGACGGTATCAGAGTTGAAAACGTAGCACCTGAAAACATTATGGTGTCTATTGATACTACTAGCCCATCATTAAAAGATTCACGCTTTGTACAGCACCGTGAGATTATGTCACGAGATGACGCAAGTAAAGAGTTTGGTGTAAGCAAGGCTAAGATGGATGTTATATTTGCTGAGACTAATGATAACTACGAACTAGAATCTATTGCCCGTGATATTTATGATGAAGAGTACGATAGAACAACAGTCGGTAATGATGTATTAGTGCGTGATACTTATATGCGAGTTGACAGCCAACTAATGCGGTATGTTGTTATTGGCAACTCTATTGTCTTCAAAGAGAAGGCAGGCGTTGTACCATTTGCTTGCATCACACCTATGTTAATGCCCCATAGACACATCGGTCGTTCATACGCTGATCTGACTATGGACATCCAGTTAACCAAGTCTACATTGTTACGTGGACAGCTTGATAATATGTACTTGGCTAACAATGGTCGCTATGCTATCAGCTCAAGAGTTAATCTAGACGATATGCTTACATCACGACCCGGCGGTATTGTTCGTGTTGAAGGTGAACCCGGCTCAGCTATTATGCCGTTAAGTCATCCACCATTACCAGCTTCTGCATTTGGCATGGTTGAGTATATGGACAAGATGAAAGAATCACGCACAGGCGTAACTGCTTACAATCAAGGCTTAGATGGTAACGCACTGAATAAAACTGCATCTGGTATCAATCAGATTATGACAGCATCGCAACAACGACTAGAGTTAGTTGCTAGAACATTTGCTGAAACAGGCGTTAAGGATTTGTTTAAGTTAGTACATCGCTTAGTCAGAACTTCTTACACTAAGCCTGACATTGTTAGATTGCGTAACACATGGGTTAATATTGATCCACGCGCATGGGCTAACCGTAAAGACTTAACCATCTCAGTAGGCTTAGGTGCTGGCAATCGTGATCAACAATTAGCACACTTAACATCTATTTTACAATTACAAAGAGAAGCGTTAGCGGTTGGAATTACTAGTCCTGATAAGATTTACAACGCATTAGCTAAACTTACACAGAACGCAGGCTTTAAAGACCCTGACGAGTTCTGGACTGATCCTGCTGATAATCCACAACCACAAGGTGAACAGAAACCAAGTGAAGCTGAGATTATGATTCAAGGACAGTTGCAAATTGAACAGCAAAAAGCTCAAGCTAACATGGCACAAGAGCAAGAGCGTTCACGTAACGACATTATTATTGAGCGAGAAAAAATAGCATCGCAGGCAGAACTTGAAAGATTCAAGGCTCAGCTTAAAGCGGAAACAGATTTAGCTATCGCAAACATTAAGGCACAAACAAGTATCTATGGATAAAGAGATCAATGAGATTAAACGTGGTGAGCAAGCAGATAATGTGCTTAGTAACCCAGAGTTTGTAGCAGCCGTCGGCAGAGTACGTGATGGTATCGTTGCTAGTATGACGGCAAGCCCACTTGGTGACGCTGAGACGCACAATCGTTTAGTTATTGGTCTACAACTATTATCGCAGATAGAAAAACAGCTTAAAGACGTAGTAGCAACAGGTAAGATGGCAACACTGCAAGTGAACGACAAACGGAAGTTATTTAGATAACACAACAGGAGTAATACAATGAGTGACCAAGCCCCAATGGAGCAGTCATCAGCACAAGACAGATTGATGGCAATGCTCGATGTAGCTGACGATGAAATTTTATCCGATGAAGTAATTGAGCAAGAGGAAGTGGATGAACCTGAACTTGAACTAGATGCTAGTGAAGATGACGAGCAACTAGACGAAGATTCAGAGCAAGATGATGAACCTGAAACCGATGCTGAAGATGATGAGGACTCGAAAGAGCAGCCACAAACATTTAAGCTAAAGATTAAAGGTGAGGAAATTGAGAAACCACTAGAAGAAGTCATCAGCTTAGCCCAAATGGGCGCAGACTACACACAGAAAACACAAGAGGTCGCAGAACAACGTAGACAGCTAGAGGATTACGCTCAGACTATAAAAGTCCAAGAGCAAAGCCTACAGAGTCAGTTTGAAGCACAACAGTCTTTTTTAAGTGAAGTCGCTGATATTAAAGCCATTGATAACCAGTTAGCACAATTTGCAAATGTAGATTGGCAAGCATTATCAGACAATGACTTTGTAGAAGCACAAAAGCTATTCTTTACGCATAACCAACTGCAAGAACAACGCAGACAAGTGACTGCAAACTTAACAACTAAAGCTAACCAAATGCAGCAGCAAAAAGATGCACAGTTGCAGCAACGAGTCGAACAAGGTAAAGCCATACTAGCCAAAGAGATACCTAATTGGAGTCAAAAGACCAGCCAAGAGATTATTTTAGCAGGCAAAGATTATGGATTTAACGACGATGAACTCGGAACAATTGTAGATCCACGACACGTAAAGGTTCTACATGACGCGATGCAATGGCGCAAGTTAAAAGGGAATTCGGTTGTAAAGAATAAAGTATCACAAGCTAAGCCAGTCGTTAAAGCTGGTTCTAAGGATACTAAACAGGAAGCAAGTTCGGCTACACGCCAAGTACGCGAGCAATTGCGGAAAACAGGTAAGTCGGATTATGCACAAAAACTTATTGAAAATATGATTTAGGAGAATTAACATGGCAGTTTCATCCACCAACACCTACACTGGTAAGGGTATTCAAGAGTCCTTTGAGGACGTAATCTTTGATATCTCGCCAGAAGATACACCACTATTATCAGCAGCTAAACGCATGACTGCTGGACAAACTTTTCACCAATGGCAAACAGATGCTTTAACAGCGGCAGGATCTAATGCACAAGTTGAGGGCGATGACGGTTCATTCGGTACATTAGCAGCAACAACTGTATTAGGTAACTACACACAGATCGCACGTAAAACAGTACAAATCTCTGGTACATACGATGTAGTTAAAAAATACGGTCGCAAATCAGAAGTTGCTTATCAACTAATGAAGGCTGGTAAAGAACTAAAACGCGACATGGAGTTTGCTATTGTGCGTAACCAAGCATCTAGCGCAGGCGGTGCAGGTACAGCTCGTACTACTGCAGGCGTAGAATCATGGATTACAAATTCTGTAGTTCCAACAGGCAATTCTACTGGTACAACTCCAGGCTTCGCAGCTGGTATTGTTGCAGCACCTACTGACGGCACACTAGGCACATTTGTTGAGGCAGATTTTAAATCAGCTCTACAACTTGCTTGGGTTGACGGTGGCGAAACATCACTAGTATTAATGTCACCTAAAAACAAAGCATTGTTTGCTGGCTTCGCAGGTATCGCAACTAAATACAATGAAGTAAAAACTACTAGCCAAGCTATCATCACAGGTGCTGCTGATATTTACGTATCAGATTTCGGTAACCATGCTGTTAAACTTGATCGCTTTATGCGTGATACTGCTGTTCTTTGCTTAGACCCTTCTTACGTTGGTTTAGCTTCATTGCGCCCAATGGAAAAAGTAGAGTTAGCAAAAACAGGTGACTCAAGCAAATACTTGATCACAACAGAGTTTGCTCTTGTTGTACAAAACCCAGATGCACATTCAAAAGTGGCAAGTGTAGGCGCTTAGTAAACGGTGGGGGAGTTTCGGCTTCCCCATTTTAAAGGTTAATATATGTCAGTATTTTTTGATTACAATCCAGACACTGGTGTCACACAAACGTTTGACTACGATCCAGTTACTGAAAATGTAAATTTAACATCGCACCAAGACTTAGATTTCTTTTTTAAACAGATAAAAGATAAGCGTGATAATCCTGAGGCATGGGCTAAAGGTGTGAAAGAATCGTTTGCACATTACGCAACAATACCTGCGGTAGTAGAGATAGAGCTAAAGAAAAAGGGGATAGATATTAATAACCCTAACCAAACAAAAGAATTGTTAAAAGAAATAAATCAAAATTATCCATATTTAAAAACAACAACTAAGATTATTAAATAATGGATTTAAACGAATTGAAAGAATGTCAGCTTGCAATACATAAGTTTATTGAAGCTAATGATTACAACAGCGCAATGCCTTTGATTTATTCGGTATTAGATATATATCCTGATGACGCGGCAACATTAAACTTTCTCGGTTATATATGGCTGGAAACTAAACAAGAATCGCTGGCTTACCAAATTTTTAGGCGTGCGTTACAAGAGCAACCAAACAATAAATCATTATGGACTTCGCTTGGTCGTGCTTGCCATGAGATGGATAAACCAGAAGAGGCGATTAAATACTTTATTAAGTCTGCAGAGCTTGATCCGACCTATACGCTTGCATTTTCTAACTTATCAGCTACTTTAGTTCAGCTATCAGAGTGGGAACAGGCAGAGAAAGCCGCTAGGACTGCAATAGAGCTATCTATAAGCGATTTAAATGCTCAATTGAACCTAGCACATTGCCTACTAGCTAAAGGCGCGTATAAAGAGGGCTGGCAAGAGTGGAAAAAATCAGTCGGCACTAAGTTTCGCAAAGACCAAGATTATAATGGTGAAGCATCATGGAATGGTGAGGCTGGTAAGAATTTAGTTATCTATGGTGAACAAGGTTTAGGCGATGAGATATTCTACGCAAGTTGCGTACACAAAGCTAAAGAGCTATCCGCTAAAGTTTATATTGACTGCGATGCTAGATTAGAGAATTTGTTTAAACGTAGCTTCCCTGATTGTGAAGTACACGGTACACGGCACTCACCGACACTAGATTGGGATGTAAGCGAGATAAATGCAAAGATACCTATTGGTGGATTGCCTGAATTTTTCTGCAACGATCCTAAAGAGTTTCCAAACAAGCCGTTCTTAATTGCTGATAGTGAAAAGCGATTAATGTGGCGTGCCTTGTTTGATTCATGGAATAAAAAAGTTATTGGCATTACGACACATGGCGGATTAAAGCTAACACACGCCAGACATCGTAAGCTATCAGCTAGTGACTTAGCACCATTACTTAAACGTAAAGACATACAATTAGTATCATTGGATTACGCACCTGAATCTAAAATAGATGGCGTTAAATACTTTGACACTGTAATGACATCGCCTGATTATGATGATACTGCCGCATTGATTGCCGAGTTAGACATGGTGGTTGGAGTCCCTACTACTGCGTTACATTGTAGTGCAGCGTTAGGGATTAAGACATTGACATTAGTACCTAAGCATCATCAATGGCGATATGCAAGACCAAGTATGCCGTTCTATCAGAAAATGCAATTGATCTACAAAGACAATAAAGAATGGATTGATGTTATAAAGCACGCAGAAAAGCAATGTTAATCACAGACGAGTATCGCGTTATGCAAGCGGAGTTACATCAAAACCCTAGTTACGGGGTTGCTAGTCAATTTTTTGCACCTATTGTTGATGATGTGATTAAAAACTACAACGTCAAAGAGTTACTTGATTATGGCGCAGGAAAATGCAGGTTAAAAGATAGTTTAACGGAGAACGTTAAATACACTCCGTACGAACCTAGTAATCCTTTATGGGATAAGAAGCCTGAACCATGTGAGATGGTGGCTTGTATTGACGTATTAGAGCATATAGAACCTGGTTGTTTAACTGATGTGTTGGATGATCTGCAAAGGCTAGTTTTAAAGTACGGATTGTTTACCGTGCATACTAAGCCTGCTGTAAAGATATTACCTGATGGTCGCAACGCGCACTTAATACAAGAACCTATGAGTTGGTGGCAAGATAAATTTAATAAAAGATTTAAGATAGTAAAACATTTAGAGATGGATAATGGCTTTATTGTTTTAGTTAAAAAATTATAAGGATTAAAATGGCATTTAGTAATTACAATGAATTGGTTGATACAGTCGCTAGTTACTTAGCACGTAGTGATTTGACTAGCATCGTGCCTACTTTTGTACAACTAGCACAAGAGCGTATGACTAGAGATTTAAGAACACGCGAGATGCTTAAACTATCAACTACGACTGCAACTGATAGCACTGTAGAATTACCAATTGACTTCTTAGAGATGCGCGAGATTCATTTTCAAGGTAACCCTCCAGTAACATTAGAATATCAAAGTCCTGATAAGTTTTTCCGCAATCATTTAACAACGACATCTGGACAACCTTATTACTTCACCATTATTGGCTATGAGATGCAATTTGCGCCAACGCCTGACAACAATCAGGTATTGCAAATGCTTTATTACAACAAGCCAGCATTCATCTCACCAAGTGTATCAAGTAACTTATATCTAGCTAACTATCCTGATGCGCTTTTATACGCAACATTAGCTGAAGCAGAACCATACTTGATGAACGATGCTAGATTACAAGTATGGGCAAGTATGTACGAACGCGCTATATCCAACATTATGAACAACGATATTGGTAAGAAATTCCCCAATACTGCTTTAAACGTAACTTTAAGATGAGGAAACATCATGGCTGAAATTAGTAATTATCTAGAGCAGGCTCTAATCAACGCAACAATCCGCAACACTACTTATATAAGCCCGGCGACAGTTTATGTTGGTTTGTATACAACTGATCCTACAGACGCTAATACAGGCACAGAAGTATCAGGTGGCTCTTATGCACGTCAATCAGTAACTTTTGGCGCACCCTCTGACGGCTTATCTGCTAGTGATGCTGACGTAACATTTACGTCAGCTACTGCTAACTGGGGAACTGTTGGTTGGATTGGTATATTAGACGCTTCTACAAGCGGTAATTTGTTATATCACACAGCTTTAGATGCTGCTAAAACAATTGAAACTAACGACATATTTAAGATTGCATCAAGCAATTTAACGGTTCAGTTAAGTTAAGGGCATAACATGGCTTTAGTATTAGCAGATAGAGTACAGGTTACAACATCAACTACAGGCACAGGCACGCTCACGCTTGGATCTGCTGTTACTGGATTTCAAGATTTTACTGTAATAGGCGATGGAAATACTACTTATTATACAATCACAAATAGTACCGCATGGGAAGTTGGTGTTGGAACATATACGTCTTCTGGCACTACTTTGGCTAGAACTACAATCTTATCTAACTCAAATGGTAACACATCACCAATCACGCTATCAGGCGATAGTAACGTATTTGTTACTTATCCAGCAGTTGCCGCCTCAGATGCAGCTGGTGACTTACTAGCTGCAAACAATTTATCTGATTTAGCAAGTGCTGCAACATCGCGTGTTAATCTTGGTGTGGAAACTGGCACAACAGGAAGTTCTATTTTACCATCAGGCACAACTGCTGAAAGAGATGGGAGTCCTTCGGCTGGCTATATGCGATGGAACTCCACCGAAGGCTCAACAGAAGTTTATGACGGATCGGCTTGGGTAGCAGTCGGTGGTGATTCTGTAGAAACTAGGTTATGTCGTGCATGGGTGAATTTCAATGGTACGGGAGTTGTAGCTATTAGGGCAAGCTATAATGTTAGTAGTATTACAGACAATGGCACAGGTAATTATACAATAAATTTCACTACTGCCCTGCCTGACGCAAATTACTCTGCTGTTGGTTCTGCTGGGTCAGCCAATAATAATATTGGTGATAGGCAATTATCAACATATCCAATAAATACATCTTCATGCAAAGCTATTTCTGGTCAAACAGCATCAGTAAATGTATATAATGCAGATAATGTTCAATTAGCAATATTCAGATAAAAGGAAAATAAAATGGCACAAAGAATTTTAATTACAAACGACAACGGAGCTTCTATTGGAGTCATCGTTCCAGCTTCACAACACACGGCAGAGTTCTGTGTAAAGGATGTGCCAGTTGGCTCTAAGTATAAGATTGTAGAAGATAATGACGTACCTTCTGACAGAACATTTAGGGATGCTTGGGAAGAAACTGATGTATCTGATTGGAAGGTGAAAGCGTAATGACTAGCTCAGTCGTATCAGATAACTTTGAAACCAGTACAGGTGCTATCCCTACTCTAGGTGGTGATTCTGTAGAAACTAGGTTATGTCGTGCATGGGTGAATTTCAATGGTACAGGGACTGTGGCTATTAGGGCAAGCTATAATGTTAGTAGTATTACAGACAATGGGACTGGTGATTACACTGTTAATTTTATTACGGCAATGTCAGATGTAAACTATGGGGCTAATACTTCTTCAACAAGAGGTACATTAGGAATTAATTTTGATGTATGTTCAGCATTAGCAGATATTCCAACTACAACAACATATAGATTTTATACTATGGTAGGTACTGGTAACTCAGTAGATAGCCTACATGCTTCAGTTTCAATATTCAGATAAAAGGAATAAACAAAATGATTACAGTAAATAACACTAAAGCAACAGAGATTACAAAAAAAGCAATCAGAGTATACCGCAAGCCTTTACTGGAAGCCCTTGATATTGACTCTATGCGAGCAACAGAAAATGGTGAAGATACAAAAGAAATCGTAGCCAGCAAGCAAAAGTTAAGGAACATGACTAACACTGCTGATGGTAAGAGTGTAGCTGAGTTAAAGGCTATTGTTGAAGGGTTAGTCTAATGGCTAGCGTAATAAGAGGAAGTGATAACTTTGATTCAGGCAAGGCTGTACTACAAACTGTG